CGTTAGACCCTGATGCTGCACACAAGACCTTGGCATACAAGCGAGAGATAGAGTCATGGACAGGGTTAGACACAAGAGCATTAAGACTTGACGATGACCTGAAGTATAAGGTAGAGTCTGATATAATCAAACTTAAGGAGTTAGTTTAATGGTATGGGTGTTACTCTGGATACAAATGACTAACAGTCAAGGGGTAGAGTATTACCAAATAAATACTTATCCTAAGAAAGAAGAATGTACTAAGGCATTGACTGAAGCAGAGGTAATGCTAAACCATCAAGGAGAAACAGTAGTTTGTTTGGAGGTAAAAGTTAAATGATAGAAGTAACTTACGTAGATCACATGGGTGATGACTTATCTGTAGTTAATGCTGCACGTGTTAGCTTTGGTAAGAAGTCAGACTATATGATGCGTATACACAATGGTGAAGCTAAGGTACTACAGCACAAGGACAGTAGACTTATTCGTTATCTTGCTAAGCATAAACACAAGTCACCGTTCAACCACACGTTCACTACGTTTCATGTCAAAGCTCCAGTGTTTGTAGCACGTCAGCTAGTTAAGCATGAGTACATGCCTTGGAATGAGATCAGTCGTCGCTACGTGGATAATAAACCAGAGTTCTACCAGCCTGAAGAATGGCGTGGACGTAGTGCTGATAAGAAGCAGGGCAGTGATGGTATTGTTAAGAGTAACGCTAACGTACCTTACTTTAATGACACGATGCTAGGTGTATATACACAGCTACTTGATGAAGGTGTAGCACCAGAGCAAGCACGTATGGTCTTACCACAATCTATGATGACTGAATGGTACTGGTCAGGTACACTGTATGCTTTTGCTAAGATGTGTGGATTGCGCCTAAAGGAAGACACCCAGGCTGAGACACGTGTAGTAGCTGAGAAGATCGAAGACGTAATGATTAAACTATACCCTGTATCATGGGAAGCATTAAGGATGTATGAAGAATGACTGGTATGATTGGAGTAGAACAAGTAGAGGAACACGAGGATGGCAGTGCCACCTATCAGTTCCACTTGGATAACAACTGTGCCAAGCTACTGCAGGAAGAAGGGCTGAAGCTAGTGTTGTATTGTGCAGCAGCCAAGCTAGACTTGCAGATAGTGTATGACTTTATACAAGATCACATAAGGTATGAGACAGATGAGCTTACAGAGTATGAGTTTGGAGTAGAAGATGACGAAGCTACCTGAAGGACGTAAGCCTTTACCTAACGAGTGGTTCATTGATAGGGCTAATGCTATGCAACCCAAACCTAAAGAAGAAAAGAAGTTGAAGAATAATTGTTTGCGATGTGATAACCCTGCAGAGTATTACTTGTGTGATTTCTGCTTGGAGGACAAGTAATGTATACTGTAGAATTTGAGCCTGACGCAGCTATCATCAAGTCATTAGATGAGTCGGATACATGTGAAGACATAGAGATTATCATAGCTGATGATGGGATAGTATTTCTTCGCCAGTTCGTAGAAGAGTTAAACAGACACGAGATAATATCTATAACATACCAGCAGCTACTAGATATTATGGCTGCACTTAAGTCACCTGAAGGAGCATTCTATGCAAGATTCCAACCCGCCCAAAACAGCAATAGTTGATACCCGTGTACCGCTTGGTTATGTCTACGTTGACCTATCTGTTGACGAAGTACTAGAAGCGTGTCGCATGTACATCAATAACAAAAAGTTTGACAATGCACTTGACGCTGTGTATGACGGTGGGCATATTGAAAGCTGGGACTACTGGTCACAAGGAGATGTGAAATGAAAGAGCTACAAGCAGAACTAAAAGAATGGGAAGCTAAGTTACAGCACCCGAAGCTAGAAGCTTATGAGCGTAAGTTGATCCAGTGTGAGATCGCATACTTACAGAAGGAAATACAGGATAGGCAGTACACGAAGAAGAAAGAGTACGCCTAACCACTGTCTTAGAGGAGACACAACATGATGGAACTAGCACTTATCCGTACACTTATGGACAAAGAGTTCTATGACAATCACAAGGGTATTCGTTGCCCTGATAAGATATTCACTAAAGATGTACGTAAGATCAAGCAGACGCTAGACTATGCTATGAATACGTATGAGAAAACTCTTAGCCCATCTGAACTAGAAGCTTTGTTCTATGCGGGTAACAACAGCATGACTACAGCTAACAAGGAAGCGTACCGTGACCTGTTCCAGAAGATTGCTAAAGAGAATCCGCTTAACAATGAGATAGCTACTGATGTATTGTCTAAGTTGTTTCAGCAGGTAGTTGGTGAAGAGATAGCTAACCTTGGCTTCGAGTATGTTAACGGTACAAGAGATACACTAGAGCCGCTACGTAATTTAATACGTGACTATCAAGATGACTTCATGCCTAACCTAAAGATAGAGTGGGATGACATGGACATTGATACACTACTAGAGGCTAACGATGTACAGTCACAATGGAAGTGGAACATACCATCCCTACGCCGTAAGGTAGAAGGTATCAGTGGTGGTCACTTAGTTGTTGTAGGCGCACGTCCTAACACTGGTAAGACAAGCTTCCACGCTAGCACTATCGCTGCACCAGATGGCTTTGCCCACCAAGGTGCTAAGTGTATGATCCTCTGTAATGAGGAAAGCTATGAGCGTGTAGGTGCACGTTACCTTAGTGCTGCTACCAGTATGAGCATGGAAGAAGTTAAGGCTAACATGGCTGTGGCTGCTATGCGTTACGAACCTGTACGTAAGAACATCTTTGTCAAGGACAGTACAGGCAAGGACATGTCATGGGTAGAGGCAGTAGTCAAAGCATATGAGCCTAACATCGTAGTGCTAGACATGGGTGATAAGTTTGCTAACAAGACAAGTGACAAGTCAGATGTGTATCTCAAGGAAGCAGCTATCCATGCACGTAACATTGCCAAGCAACACAACTGTGCAATCATATGGATGTCGCAACTATCTGCTGTAGCTGAAGGTATGGTACGTGTAGATCAATCAATGCTAGAAGGATCAAAGACAGGTAAGGCAGCAGAGGCTGACCTGATGATTCTCATAGCTAAGAACAAACTTGTTGAAGGGCAAGACGATGAAGAGAGTAATCAACGTCACCTCAACATTGCCAAGAACAAACTGAAAGGTGGATGGCATGGTGTAGTACACTGTGAGTTAGACGGTGAACGGAGTCAGTACCTTGCGTAATGTATTAGATGTAGAGAACACAACAACGAAACGTGATGGCAAGACTATCATGGACCCCTTCGAGCCAGGCAACACATTGACACAGGTAGGTGTGCTTGATGTAGATAACTGGAAGAACGAGAACATCATTACGCTTGATCACGTGGAGTACAAAGATAACAGTGGTGCAGGTAGAAAAACCCTGCAGTCTATCTTGGATATGACAACCCTGTTGATTATGCACAATGCACAGCACGATCTCATGTGGCTATGGGAGTGTGGATATAAGTATGACGGACCGATCTATGACACGATGTTAGCAGAGTACTTGCTTATGCGTGGACAGAAGATACCTGTAGGCTTAGAGGCATGTGCTGAACGCAGACAGCTAGAGTTCCAGAAGGATGACACGCTGAAGCGTTACTTCAAGGAAGGATACAACACAAATGAAATACCTCTCAACGAGCTTAGTTTTTATCTCAGGCATGATCTGCTCACAACTCGTGAGTTGTTCCTCAGTCAAGAACACGACTACGCCCAACCAGAATCCGCTTCCCTTCATCCAGTTAGAGAAGTCACCTTCAACACCTGTAAAACCCTCACAAGAATGTACATGTCAGGATTCTGTGTGGATAACAACGCCCTTGAGGTAGTACGCAATGAGTTTCAAAAAGAAAAAGCACAGATCGAAGAACGTCTTCAGCAACAAGTCAGGGAACTCATGGGCGATACGCCTATCAATCTCAACTCTCCAGAGCAAATGTCCCAAGTTGTATTCTCAGTTGCGGTCAATAACAAAAAAGAATGGGCTGCGCTCTTCGACTATGTGGAAACACAAGAAGAGTTTAAAGCAGCGGTTAAGGCTAACTCGACTCCGATACTCCGTACCAAGGCTTTCACCTGCCCGACATGCAATGGGGAAGGCAAAACGTATAAAGTAAAGAAGGATGGTACACGCTTCAAGAAACCTAACAACTGTAAGGATTGTGATGCACGTGGCTATCAGCTAAAGAAGATCAACAAGATGGCAGGGCTATGCTTTGCTGCACCAAGTAAGAAGTGGGTAACAGCTAATGGATTCGGCACAGGCAAAGACAACTTGGATGTACTCATTGCGACTGCTAAGAACAACGAAATGGATAGTGCTGTGGACTTTCTTACTGATGTTAAAAGGCTATCTGCTATTTCTAGTTACCTTAGTAGCTTTGTTGATGGTATCGACATTTATAGAAAGCCAACCACAGGGATGCTACACGTGGGACTCACTCAGCACATCACAAGTACAGGTAGATTTTCTGGACGAAATCCCAACATGCAAAACATGCCAAGAGGTGGAACCTTCCCCGTGAAGCGTGTGTTTGTATCACGATGGAACAACGGTAAAATAATGGAGGCCGACTTTGCACAGCTTGAGTTTCGCACGGCTGCTTTCCTTGCACAAGATGAAGTTGCAATGGAAGAGATCGCTACAGGGTTCGATGTACACAGTTACACAGCAAAGGTTATCACTGATGCAGGACAACCTACAACACGACAAGAAGCAAAGGAGCATACCTTTGCCCCACTCTTCGGCGCTACTGGATATGGTAGAAGCAAGGCCGTTGCTGCATACTATGAACACTTCACAGAGAAATACAAAGGTGTGGCAAAGTGGCACAAGAAGTTAGCTGATGAAGCTATGCGGTTCATGAAGATCACTAACGTAAGTGGAAGACAGTACGCTTTCCCTGATGTGACAAGACGTAGCAACGGTAGCGTGACACACTTCACGATGATCAAGAACTATCCTGTGCAAGGGTTTGCTACAGGTGATGTTGTACCTGTTGTACTGTGTGAAATAGAACGTAGGCTGATGGACATGCAGTCCTGCTTGGTTAACTCTGTACATGATTCAGTAGTGATTGACGTACATCCAGACGAGACTGAAGTAGTAATACAAACTATTAAGGATATGAACGAAGACCTAAACTCTTTAGTTGAAAAGGCTTACGGTGTTACCATGAATGTGCCTCTATTATTAGAAGCAAAACTAGGTGATAATTGGCTTGACATGTCTGACGTTTAGAGTATAACTAGGCATCTTTAACTTTAATGAAAGGTAAGTAAATGAGTACAGAACTAGCAATCCAAAATGATCTTGGTATGTCATTGGCAGAGGCCATTGGTGTAACATCATCAGGTGGTGAGACAAAGAGTGTGTCACTGCCACGGGTTAACCTGATCCACAACGGCATCATGGGTAACATCGAAGTCAATGGCAAGACAGTCAAGACTGAGGTAGTACCTACAGGTGCATACAAGATTTCACGTGGTGAGGATAACGTAGTGTATAGCGTTAATCCTAGCATCCGTATCTTTGCTGTACGTCAACAGTGGAGCAAGTGGGATTCATCTGAAGAGAAGATGATGAAGACTGTCATGAGTACAGACTTGAAGGGTGACCTAAAAGATAACATGGGTACATTCAACTTAGGTAGACCTACAGGTTACATTCAAGATTGGGATGCAGTGCCTGAGAAAACAAAGAACTTGATCCGTAGCATCAAGCGTAAGAAGATTCTCTTTGGTATGCTTACAGCTAATGATTGCATTGACGAAGCAGGTAACCCTGTTAGTGCTATCACTGATCCAGTACCTTTTGTGTATGAGGTTCCACCATCAAGCACTAAGTCACTAGACAATGCGCTGGGTTCACTGACACGTAAGAATATCTTACCTATCCAGTACACGTTCAGCCTGGCTGCTGATGAAGCTAAGATGCCTAACGGTAACGACTATGCTATCATGAAGCTTAACGCAGGTGAGAAGGTAGACATTACCCCTGAAGATCAAGACTTGCTCAAGAACTTCATGGAGTACATCGAATACCAGAACGCTTACATCTTGCAGCAGTGGGACGAGAAGAACCAAGAGACTATCTCCGAAGCTGATGCAGATATTGTGGCTGAGTTTGTCAACGTAGAAGAGGCAGACTAATGAATCACCCTGCTGAACTAGCTGTCTACGATTACCTAGCTCGTGCTAGTAAAGGTGAGACAGACATGGCTGAAAGCATCCGTAAGCAAGTAGCTGCTGATGTTGAGGCTGCACTAGAGAAACAGTTCAGCAGCGGTCCACGTGACAAGTTTAAACTACGGATGTCCAACATTGGGCGTCCGACTTGTCAGTTGTGGTTTGAGAAGAATGAACCTGAAGAGAAAGCACCTCTACCCCCACACTTCCTGATGAACATGATCATTGGGGATATTGTAGAGGCTGTCTTCAAAGGACTTCTTCGTGCTGCTGATGTTGACTTCAAGGATAACGATAACGTTACGCTCAAGCTTAGTGATGGTACTGAGATCAATGGCGAGTACGACATGGTTATGGATGGCAAAGTGGATGACGTTAAGTCAGCTTCACCTTGGTCATACAAGAACAAGTTTGCTAGCCTAGAAGCATTAGCGCAAGGTGATGGCTTCGGGTATATCCCACAGCTAGTTGGCTACGCTACTGCAGCAGGTCTTGATGTTGGTGGTTGGTGGGTAATCAACAAAGCTAATGGTGAGTTCAAGTATGTAGATGCATCAGGTGTAGACACTGGTGAAGTACTTGAACGAGTCGAGGCTACTGTGTCACACATCAACGAAGACAAGCCATTCGAGCGTTGCTACGAGGCTATAGCTGAGACTCACTATCGTAAGGCTACAGGTAACCTAAAGCTTGGAACTGAGTGCGGCTTCTGCTCATTCAAACACAAGTGTTGGCCTAACCTACAGACTCTTCCTGCTGTTAAGTCTACAGCACAGCAACCGCCTATGGTGGACTATGTGTTAGTACAACCTGAGTACTTAGAGGACGAGCGTGGCGCAGCGTAGACATTTGAAAAGCTATCGCAGTGGCCTTGAGAAAGAGGTTGCTGCGTGGCTTAAAGACAAACAAAAGAAAGTCAGATACGAACAACTTAAGGTAGAGTGGGAAGATTTAAAGTACAGAACCTATACACCTGACTTCGTGCTTGACAACGGTATCATAATAGAAACGAAGGGCATCTTTGATTCAGCAGATAGACGCAAACACCGTGAGGTACAGCGCCAACATCCTGAGTTAGACATACGGTTTGTGTTTAGTAATGCGAACTCTAGGCTATACAAAGGTGCTAAGTCTAGGTACTGTGATTGGTGTGACAAGTATGGCTTTCAGTGGGCGCACCGTGTGATACCTGAAGCGTGGCTCAAAGAAGACGGTGAAGAGATCAAAGCTAAACGAATAGAAGTTAAAACAAAAAGGAAAGTATAATGGGACATACATTACGGGACGACGAACTAGCTATCGTCATACGCCCTAACAACTATGAAGATGAATGGGATGGTGATTGTTCTATTGAGCTAGTTACATCTAAGGATAACCCAGTACCTAACGTAGTCATGGCACACATCATGAATGTAGCTACACTGATGTCAGCGTTCCTTGATGTAGCATCTGAGCACCCTGATGTGTATGACTTAGTAGAAGAGCATCGTAATTATCTTATGGGTATTGACGATGATGAAGAAGAAGAGCTACAAGTTACACGTGAAGGTAACGTATACTCACTAAACACTTGGACTAAGACGAAGGGTAACGCATGAAGATAGAACCAACACTAAAGAGTATGCTACTTGACGATGACACTGATCCAGTAAACAAACCTGTGCATTACAACCAGGCTGGAATTGAATGCATTGAAGCTATCGAAGCTATGACTGAGAACATGTCAGGACATACAGCGCCACACGCAGCTAACGTATTAAAGTATCTCTGGCGGCACGAATACAAGAACGGTCTTGAAGATATTGATAAAGCAATCTGGTATCTTAACAGACTACGCAAACGCTATACGGAGTTACATAAATGATAAATGAAGATGACATAGAAGCAATGAAACCTTTAATGCCACACGAACAAGTAGCTGAGTTTATGGTAGCATTTAATGGATCACTAGACCCACGCTTGTGGATTAAACTTATTGATGAAGAACTAGAAGAGCTTATGGCTGAGAAGTATGGTACAGTAGAACACCTGAAAGAACTATGTGATCTACTATATGTATCTACAGGGCTAGCACTTACTGCACCAGAACACATAGGTATGCTTATGCGTGAAGGAGAACGTGAGACTGTTATCAAACAGCAGGGTAAGGTAAGTCGTATGCTAGAGAGTGGACTTGAACAGTACGGCGACAAGGTATTCATGGAAGCCTTTGCACGTGTGCATAACAGTAACATGTCTAAGCTAGACAGCAACGGCAATCCCATACTACGTGAAGATGGCAAGGTTATGAAAGGGCCAAACTATAAGAAGCCCGATCTTACTGATTTACTGGAAAAGGCGGCATGAAGTTTGAGATTAGGATGACTATAGATATAGATGAAGAAGACAACATACTTCCTATATCAGAAGATATGTATGAGCAAACCGTAAAGGAACTTATACAGGATGTTGTATACGATATAGATGCAGAGATTAAACAGATAGAGGTGAAACAGAAATCATGAGCAACTACTTACCGACAGACTACCAATCATTTATTCACAAGTCACGTTACGCTAAGTACTTTGACAACTATGGACGTGAATCATGGGATGATACAGTAACACGCTACTCTGCCAACGTCATTGGTGACAAGGTAGATGCACAGACTAAGCATGACCTAGAGCAAGCCATCGTAGGACTAGAGATCATGCCATCCATGAGAGCTATGATGACTGCTGGCCCAGCGCTAGAGCGTGACAACACAGCAGGTTACAACTGTTCATACCTACCCGTAGATGACCCTAAGAGCTTCGACGAAGCGATGTACATCCTCCTCTGCGGTACTGGAGTCGGCTTCTCTGTTGAACGTCAGTACATATCTAAGCTTCCCGAAGTGCCTGTCCTCTATGACAGTGACACTACCGTTGTCGTTAAAGATAGTAAGGAAGGGTGGGCTAAGGCTTTCCGTCAAGTGTTGGCACTCCTATGGGCTGGTGAGATTCCTAAGTGGGATGTTAGCAAAGTACGCCCTGCAGGTGCAAGACTTAAAACGTTTGGTGGACGTGCATCAGGCCCAGCGCCTTTAGTAGAACTGTTTAACTTTGCAGTGACTACATTCAAGAATGCACAAGGGCGTAAGCTATCAAGTATTGAGTGTCATGACCTGATGTGTTTCATTGGGCAGATCGTTGTTGTAGGTGGTGTTCGTCGTAGTGCTATGATCTCATTGTCTAACCTGAGTGATGACCGTATGCGTCACGCTAAGTCAGGACAGTGGTGGGAGACTGCAGCGCACCGTGCACTAGCTAATAACTCTGTATCCTACACTGAGAAGCCTGACATTGAAACATTTATGCGTGAGTGGCTAGCTTTAGTAGAGAGTAAGTCAGGAGAGCGAGGAGTATTTAACCGTGAAGCATCTAAGAAACAAGCTGCTAAGTTTGGCAGACGTGATCCTAACCATGACTTCGGGACCAACCCGTGCAGCGAAATCATATTGCGGCCTTATCAGTTCTGCAATCTTACGGAAGTTGTTGTACGTGCTACAGATAGTGTGGAAGACTTGGAGCGAAAAGTCAAGTTGGCAACTATTCTGGGAACTATCCAGTCCACCTACACTAAGTTCCCGTATCTGCGAAAGGTGTGGCGAGACAATACTGAGGCAGAACGACTGCTTGGAGTGTCTCTAACAGGTATCATGGATAACCCATTGATGACTTCTAAGAACAAAGGATTGGAGAAGACCCTTGAACACTTACGAAATGTCGCAGTTGATACTAATGCTGTTTGGGCTGAACGTCTTGGTATCCCTGTATCTGCTTCTATCACTTGCGTTAAACCATCTGGGACGGTATCACAACTTGTGGACTCTG